CCTTTAAGAGCTTCTTTGACTTTGCCTGATAAAGCTTTCTGATCTTCTTTAGCTTCTATGTGATCTTGTAGTGCAAACTCTTTATCTTCTTCAGTGATTATTTGTTGGCGTTTTCTTTTCGCCCATGCAAAGCCACTGTCTCCACCCCAAAGCAACCATGCGACCTTACCTGCACTTGGATAGCCTTCTTCACCTTGTCTGAAGCCTTCTGCTCTTTTGTCTACTTCATGGCGACTAAAAAAGCTGTACATCCTTTTGACTGTAGATATAGATAGCCTTTCTCTTGCTACCAGTTGATTTGCACGAGCAACACCTACAGCAGTGCCACCCCTATTGAACTTTTTTCTAAGTTCAAGCCCTCTCTTAGCTTCTTCTGCCATTTCACTGGTAGGAATCGTATTAATATCTGATAAAGCTTTTTCTTCAGCCAACAAGAAAGATATTTCTTTGTCTGTTTCTTCATCATCATAATCTTCTAAATCTTCTTCGTTAATTGGGTTCTCAGGCTTCTCTACGCCTTCGTCAGTAAGAGGGAATAGATTAGCTGATATGTAGAGGTCATCAGCACCATTAACAGGTTCTAAGCCAAGCTGTTCTCTTGCTTCATTCCTAGTCATAATGCCTTCTCTTACAGCAGAGGTGACATTTTCATACACTTTCTTAACTCTCTCTGACAAAGCTGGGATAGCATCAATATCAAACTCTAATGTTAGACGATCATCAAACAATGGCACTAACCATTCGTTAAGGTCTGATGCGATCTTCCTTAGGTGTGGGATGATTGTTTCTTCATAAAGGGCAAGCCTTGCTTCTGCAACATTAGAATATGTTTGACTGTCAGGAACACCCACTAATTGACTGGGTACGCCAAAGCATAAAGCAATGTCTGTGGCACTCATATGTTTTAGGGTTGCAAAATCCATGTCTTTTGGACTAAGACCCATTTCTTTCCAATCAAAGTCTCCCTCTAATAACATAGGTCTGCCTGCATTACCTGCACCACTGAATCTGTTATTTAAGTCTGTAAGTAGTTGTTGCCTTTGTGATTCTGTAAGGTTAACAGCAAAGCCTGCATCATCTTGCGGTTTGAAAACAACTGCACCACTTGGTCTAGCACCATTCTGTAAAAGATTTACATTGTGCTTGCTAGCCATGTTGAATTGATCTACCTCAACTGCTGCAGCACTCAATGGACTAAGACCATAGTAATCATCTAGTGGATGCCACAGCTTGATGTGTTTTAGTTCGCTGAATCCGTTTTCTTTATCTATAAGATATGTGTGAGCAACTCTACCATTGACCATGTATTCATATTTTTCAGGAATAGGTTTGCCACTACCCTTGATGTTTATGCGATCAGGTCTTAATTGATGTAGTTCTTTTGGCGCACCCATGTCGCTACCAGTCTTGAGAATGTAAGCGTTACCACTTAACAATACATACCCAAACAGACTGTTAAAGAACTCACTGTAGGATTGCAATGGATTGGGTCGCATAAGAAGGTCAATTAAAGGATGTTCTTCTATTATTTGATCGCCTGCTTTAATAACAAAAGGCACAGCACTTGCACCTTTGCTTATCTCATTCACGCATCTATAAACAATTGCGTTTTTTAGATAGCCTTCTTTTGCTAGGTCTTGATATTTGTAGGTCTTTGCTTCTTCAGTGCCAACACCAAAGTAACCCATCATGTTTGAATTTTTTTGCTCAACAGGTTTGCTGTTAAACAATCTTTGAAAAAATGTTTGTTCTGCCATTAGCTTATTCTCCAATTTACTTCGCCTTTTGATCTGCTGATTTCGGATATACCCCAAACCAAAGCATCTAATCTGTCAGGACTAGGTTTTGTTTCTCCTGTATAGCTACACAACTGTGATTCTAATTCAGGAAAATAACCAATGTGATGAACACGCCTTTGCTCATAAAGTGCTGCGACAGGTTCGGCTCTTACCATTTTACCTCTCGTAGCTCTTACAGACCTATAAGGAATGTTTACATCCATTCCCCTTAATAGTCTTTCCACCAAATCGCCACCGTTATTTACTTCAGCTACTATTCTATCTGCATCCCAATCATAAAAGCAATTAATAGCCTTTCTTGCCCAACCATCAGGACTATACTTCCCTGAAGCATCTTCTAGTACATAATACTCATTATTACTGTCTTTGCCTACTACCACAATGCCAGTTTCGTCTGAATCTTCATTGTTTGTGACCGCAGGGTCTATAGCAACAATAATCTGTGTAAGCTCTTTCTCAATATCTTCATGCAACCTTGCTTCTTCTATAAGCTTATTTGACCACAAAGCTCCTTCTAATTCTTCTATGATTTCTGCGTAAAGCTCTTGTCTGCCAAGCGTTGTGCCTTCATATCTACGCTTAAGCATATCCAAAGCAGACTGTGCTAGATTTTCTTCGTTCTCAAAAGTAGAACCAGTAGTAACAATTACATCATCTCTTTCCACCAAACTCTTAATCATCTTGTTGGGTTTGGGTGTGGTCGTAATGACACACTTGGGATTGTTTCCAAGTCGCAGTCCAAACATTAATTGATCTAAAGCTTCAGGATAACGCCAAGCTGCAATTTCATCACACCAAGCTCTATGAAACTGTGGTCCTCTAAGTCTTTCAGGTTCTTGTGCTGCGTAACCAACAATCTTTGAACCATTAAATAATCTTATCTCTGAGAGACTAGATGAGTAGCCTTTGTAATCCACGCTAGACGAATAACATTCTTTAGGAATAATTGATAGCAAGCCACTGTTACCGCCAAAACAAACTCTGCGTAAGTCACCATGAGTAGGAGCTACTACTGCACATATGGTATTAGGATTTCTTAAAGCATACAGTGCTATGTCCTGTGCGCCAGTTCTTGTCTTGCCCCAACCACGACCTGCAAGTATGAGCCAAATGTTATGCTCATCAGAAGGTTCTATTTGTTTTGCTCTAGCAGTCTTTAGCCAATCAGTGTACAGCTTTATCGTTGCTTTCTCTGCGTTGCTCTGCAACTGAGTCAAGCAATTCCATAGCTTCTCTGAAGGCATCTGTTTCTTGGATGTTTGCATTTAGATTCATGTTGTGGGTTGCTTCACCCAATGCAAGTTTCGCTAACTTCTGTGCATTGGTTGCAGCTTGTGATAATGATGCTATTCCACTTGGTTTGTCATTTGACTTTATTAAACCCTGAACATGGGTAAAGATTTCATAGGAAATTTTTAAGGCAAGCTCATCAATCTTGATGCTTTCCTCTGCTAACTGCTCTCGTCTTTTCTCATCAAACTCAGCAATAAGCTTATGTCTAAATTCTTCTCTCTGCATTTTCCATCCGTCTTTTGCAGACAATCTATAGATGGTGGTAGAAGAAACATTGTATTTTGCAATCAACTCATCAAGAGTAAACATAGTTCTTTCGCCTGTGTCTAGCTCTACGCCTTGCACATACTCATTACGGATTGCATCCTTTATATGATCTGTGATTTTTACTTTGGCTTTTTTATCTGTCATGTATCTGTCATGTTTCTGTACTGATTCTATTCCAAAATGAGATAAAAACCAAACATTCCTAAAAATCATTTTGTCACACAATTTGACATTAGACCCAACTTGGGTTACAATTGGTTTTTAAACTTAAAAACCAAAAGGTAATAATATGAAAAATAAAGTGAAAAAGACCAAGCATAAGTTTGAACTTTACAGGTTCAACAATATGTCCATCCAACATAGTATCAAGGGTATCAATATTGGTATCGGTACTAGAGCAGTTAGGCTCGGTTACAAGTGGGTCTATGTCAAAGACTACTTCAAAGATAAGCACCTGTTCAACTCTAAGTCTTGGAGAAGGATTAGACGGAGCAAGTGGGATTCTATCTGCCAGTCCAATGATCATTACTTTAAGAAGGTGGCGTAATGCGAACATCACAAGAAGCACTAGCTAATTACGAAAAGGTCAATGCCTTGTGGCGTGAGAACAAATGCTCACTTCGCTACAAGGATTATAAAGGAGCAGTTGACTTTAACACTGCAAAGAATCTTCTTAGGTCTTTGTGGAGAAAAGAGGTCGGCACTAAGTTTCCTTACAGAAAGATTAAGCAAGTCACTGGCAATAGAAATACTTGGGTGTGGAGAGGTATAGTTGCAATCAATTGTGAAAAAGGTTGGGCAGACATTGTTCACCTTTGGTCACACTGGTTAGATTGTAGAATTAATCCTGATAACAGACCGCACTCTGCTGAACACTCTTTGATTGAATTAAGATGCACTAAGTATTTCTTTGAGAAAGACATCTTTGAAAAGTCTAGGCTTGCTATTGAAAAACCTATAGTTAAAAAGCGAATAAACAAAGTTGCTCAAAGATATGATCGTATGATTAAACGACAAAAAGCGTGGAATAGAAAACTCAAACTTGCACAAACCAATCTTGATAAAGTAAACAAAGAAATACGCGTTTACGAAAGAGTCCACTCAGAAGAAAAAAGAACTACTAAATATTTAATACCATAATGGGTTGCATAAATTAATTAAATAAATTATGCTCAGTTCTTAAAATTAAATAGGAGATAAAATGAAAAAAGAATCCAACGAACTTAAACACATCACAGCTTTCACAATCTATGTGGTTGACCCTGAAACTGGCAACCCTTGGGGTGCTTGGAATAGATATGGTGAAGGTCAGTATGGCACAGGTCCTTACACAAAGTCTGATGATGAGATAGATGCCGAGACTAATAGGCTTCAATCTCTAGGCTATACATTGCTGGGTACAAGAGTGAGATGTTGTTTGATGTCAGCAAATTTTGATGAGTCTATTGTAGATGCAATCCTAGAATCCGATAGCAATTCTTACATCCAGTCTTATGTCAATTGAGTTATTAAACAAAGCTCTTAAACTAGAGGGCTTAACTCCAACCAAGAAACTAGTCTTAGTCATCCTTGCCAACTACGCAGATGAGAAGGGGAGTTGTTATCCTAGCTATCAGCACATAGGTCAGCTTGCAGGAATTAAAGACCCTAAACACATAGGGAAGATTATCAAAGAGTTTGCACAACAAGACCTTCTTGAGATCACGGCTAGATTCAAAGCAGATGGTGGGAACATATCAAACCGATACACCTTACATCTAGGTCAGGGTCTACAGACCCCCACTGGTGAGGAGACCCCTACCCCTCAGGGTCAGGAGACCACCACCCCCCCTGTCTCACCACCCCCCAATACTAAAGAAGATACTAAAGATAATACTAAAGACCTCTTTGAGGAGTTTTGGAAAATCTATCCACGCAAGACAAACAAGTATGCAGCTTCACAAAAATACAAGATTGCATTGAAGGATATATCCCATGAAGAACTTTTGAAAAAGATAAAGTCTTATGCAGAGTTTGTTGCAGATGAAAAAATGGAATTAAAGTTTGTACCACATTGCACAACATGGTTAAATCAAAAACGGTATCTTGATGATGCAGATACAACAGTAACAAAAGTTAAAAAATCATTGAACTCTCTCGCAGGGTAAGGAAATAAAATGAAAGATATAAGTACAGTCCTTATGGACAACAGAATAAATTTAAAACATTACGGTGAAGGTAATCAAAAAGTAAAGTGTCCTTCCTGTCAGCCCCCACACAATCCAAAAGATAATCCACTCTCAGTTACCATAGAAAATAATACTGTGGTTTGGAATTGTCATCATTGTGAGTTTAGAGGTGGGTCAGGAGATGGTTCTAATTCTTTTAAGCCAAAGACCTATCAAACTCCAGTAGTTCCTGAATCCAAGTCTACAGATAATTCTATGTATAAGTTCTTTGGTGATCGTGGCATTTCTAAATCAACGGTTGACTCTATGAAAATCTTTAACGAGAACTCATGGATTGCATTTCAATACTTTGACGAACACGGCTCACTGGTCAATGTTAAATACAGGACAGTAGATAAACAGTTCAGACAATCGCCTAACGCTAAACGCATCTTGTATAACTATGACAATGTGTACAAAAGCGATACGGTGATTTTCTGCGAAGGTGAGATGGATTGCATCAGTTTATTTGAAAGTGGCATAACGAACAGCACAACGCTTCCTGACGGTGCTCCTAAAGAAGCTAAGTTTGACCCTAATGATGCAAGGTTCAAAGCTTTAGACAACTCACCTCTTGTTGCCAAGAACATAATTATTTTTACCGACAATGACACAGCAGGTAGATCACTACACAAAGAACTGCTCCACAGGTTTGGTAAAGATCGCTGTTGGTATGTTAAGTGTCCTGAAGGATGCAAGGATGCCAATGAGGTTCTGATGAAACATGGTGCAACCAAACTCAAGGAACTTATAGACAATGCCATACCTTATCCCATTAACGGTTTGTACAAAGGTCATGATTATTTTGATCAACTCATTGATTTGTATGAGGGCAACTATGAGAAGCCTGTAGAGATCGGTATGGGTTCACTGGATGACATTTACAAGATCATGACTGGTACTTTCCATGTGATTACTGGTATACCCAATCATGGTAAGTCTTTAATACTAGATCAGATACTTCTTAACCTAGCCAAAAATCAAGGTTGGAAGTTTGCAATCTTTTCGCCTGAACATTCAACGAGTATGCACATCAGAAGAATGACACAGATGTATTGTCAAAAAGCTTTTGATGAAGGCTTTGGAAATCGTATGAGCAGATCAGAGTTGGTAGAAGCTATGGGCTTTATTGATAAGCATTTCTTTTTTATTGAGTCTAAGGATGCCGTTCCTGAGATAGACCTAATCATAGACATAGCTAAGTCCAGTGTTTACAAACACGGAGTCAACGGCATAGTCATAGACCCATACAATGAGGTCAGCGCAAAACGAGAAGGCAATCAGCGTGAAGATGAACATATCAGAGACTTCATCTCTAGTTGTAAACGCTTTGCAAGAAACTATGAGGTAACTATGTGGGTTGTTGCTCACCCAACAAAGTTGCCTAAGTCACAAGATGGTTCTTACTTGCCACCCTCTGCATATGATATAAGTGGAGCTGCACATTGGCACAACCAGTCTGATGCTGTGCTAACAGTTCATAGAGACTTTGATGATAACTCTACAAGCATAATCACTCGCAAGATTAGAGAGCAGGATTTATATGGAAAGATTGGACAGGTTAAATTCTTTTATGACATGGACAAACGCATCTTCATAGAAAGACAATACGATATAGACGATTGGAGCCTATAAAAATAATTATAAATATATTACAAAATGGGTTGACATTAGTTTTTTAGGTAGGCATACTTCTTAAATGTTGATGGAGAGCTGACGCATCAGACTGATAAGAAGGAAGTAATGAACCCTCTCTGATGTAAAAAGAAAAGTTCACCCTATCTTTTAAGATAGTGCAAAATAAAAAGACTTATCAACTTTTTAGGTGAGAATATAGCAGAAGGCGTTAACATAGCAACAAAAGAAAGGTTGCATAGAATATTGACTGGTAATGAGGAGTCCTAGTCGCAAACTAGGAAGCATAAGGTCGGCAGACCAAGCCTTAAAGTCAGGTGCATATACACTCTTAGGAGTAGCTTTACAATGAATCTAGTAAGTCAAACCAAGTAAGTGAGCGAAAAAGAGAGAGCTTCGGCTCTCTTTTTTTTTGTTTATAAATAAAAATCATTAGGTGATACTTCACCTTTGGTAAAGCTATGAATAACTCCCATCTCTTTTTTTCTAGGTATGCGAACACCAATGATGTACTTTGCAAGACCGCCTTGAGAAAATCTATGTCCAGTTTCTTCATGCACAGCTTCTATGAATTTGTTTTGAGTGTAATTGTTCTCTTGCAAAAAATCTTTCAGCTTCATTTGTTTTCTCCTAAAGTTAAATTAAGGGTTGAAGTAAACCCAATATGTGATTATAATTCCATTTCGTATTTATTGAAAGCATAAATTGAGGTATTTAACAGATGAAAAATAATCCATTTGAACAGTTTGAGATAGAACACTTGTCAGCCAGTTCTATAAACCTATTCATACAAAACCCACCACTGTTTATTGTTCGGTACTTAGCCAAACATAAATCACCCACCAACCCTGCCATGCTAAGAGGTACGGTCATAGATCATGCCATAGGCAATAAGACATCTATAGAAGATGCACAAGCAGAGTTTAAATCTCTTATGAGCTACGAGCAGAGTCAAGGCGTAGTGTTTGATCAAGAGAAAGCAGACACAGAATACAACAACATAGAAAAGTATCTATCTATAGGATTGCCTTTCTATAAACACTTAGGCGAGCCAGTAAGCTATCAGAAGAAAGTAGAGATAGATGTAGGGTTGCCCATTAGCGTAATAGGATTCACAGACTTAGAGTATGAGGATTGCATTAGAGACATTAAAACTTCTGCAAAGAAACCACCTGCATTACTTCCACCAGTTCAAAGGCAACTAGCAATTTATGCTACTGCATTAGAAAAAGATCATGCGTATGCTGATTATATCTATGTGACCAAGACCAAATCAGAGGTCATCACATTTGAAATAGACGACATAAGCATGAGATTAGATGAGGTGTATAGGGCTTCGTTAGCAATAATGAACCTTTTACAGAATAATGATGTTAACTCTTTGGTTGACCAGTTCTATCCTGACCTATCCCATTGGATGTGGTCGGACTCAGATATACAGGTTGCTAAAGAACTATGGAGAATAAAATGAGTGATAAATTGATTGAATCAATAAATGAAATAGCAAACCTTGCTGATAGTGATAAAACTAATATCAAAGGTAAGCTCTACACAACCGTAGACAAACGGTTACAAACCTTTAGAAAACACTTTGGCAGCAATGCTAATGTGCAGACTAAGATTATCCACAATGACTTAGAAAGAGTGGTCGTACAAGCCACTGTAAGCGTTTATGTGGATGGTACATGGCGTGAGATAGGCAATGACTATGCTGAAGAATTTAGATCGCAGGGCATGGTTAACAAGACCTCTGCTCTTGAGAACTGTTGTACCAGTGCAATAGGTCGTGCTTTGGCTTGCTGTGGTCTTGGTGGTGGTGAATATGCAAGTGGGTTTGAGGTAGACAATGCCATAAACAACAAACAACCTGCACCTGATCTTAAAGAATCTTTGGTTCTTAAGAATGCAAAAGGTCATCCATATGCAACCTTCCCTGACACCCATGCTTACATAGGTGGCTTGCGTAAGGTTCTAGGCAATCCTGAAGATCAAGAGTGCATAGATGTATTCAAAGCTAACTCAAGTGAGATAGAACGCATCTACAATGATTTGCCTGAGAAAGATAGAGACTTACAGGCGTTTGAAAAGCTAATAGATATTTACTCTAAAAAAGTTGTATGAGTAAGCTGACATTAGATGATTGTGTCTATTTCTGTATGCGTGACGGCAGATATTGGACATTTTGGGAACTACAAGATG